GATAAACGCTTCATCATAGGTGATCACATCAGACCAACTATTGAAGCTGTAACCATGAAGAAGTCCCGTAGTATCTAGAAGCTGTACAATGCCGTCTACGACTTTCTTGTAAGCATCCCAGCCAACTTCAGACGCGATTTCTACATCGCCATAGTCGAAGCTCTGGACGCCAAAGGTACCGCTGTCACGGTCCACTTGACGGGCAATGGGAGGAGCAATTTCAGGGGTGGTAGTGTAACCCTCAAGGTCAGTGTAACGGTAGCTGCAGGAGGCTGTAGGAGCGATTGCAAAGGCACGTTCCATACGATTAGCCTTGGCTACCTCAGCAGCCGCTTGTACGCCCGCCTGGATCTCTTTGGCGATCACATAGCCAGGAGTAGCAGGGTAAGGACGGCCACTGTTGAGTGCCTCTAGAGCACAACCGAAATCATTATACGTTACACCTTGGAGTCGGAGAAGGTTGGCAAGTCCCAGCATTCCGAGACCGACTTGGCGATCAGTCTCTGAAGGGAGGTACTCTCCGCTTTCTCCAACATTTGTTTTGCTGTGTAGTGCGCACAGTTCGGACATTCCTTGTGTAAATGCACCACGAATGTCATCGAGTTCACATCCGCCGAGGTTGACATGTTGAAGTAGACAGGTCCCTCGTGAGGGGAGGTATACTTCCAAGCAAACGTTACCCCGGATTCGATTTCCATTTCGATCTACCTTTGTTTTGTTGAGCCAAATGTCACCTTGTCGGATCCCTTGAAGTACCGCCTCTTTAACCTCCGCAGTCGCTTCATTCCACCAGTGTTGGTTGATGTTAACACAACGTTTAACCCAAGGGAGATCAGCACGGCTAGCAGTAACAAAATCAAGGATGTCAGGATGACTAAGATCAAGATGACAAACAACAGCTCCATTCTTGTAGATACCCCCGCGTCGCAGGATTTCGTTTAGTGTAGAATAAATCTTAGCAAAGGAGACAGGACCAGAAGCTACTAGCCCTTTACCATTTTCAGATCCTTTGGGTCGCAGTTTGCTAAGGTGGACAGCAACCCCTGCACCATATCGGAGTGCATGGCTAACGAAACGCCAAGAGGCTTCGATTCCATTTTCTCCTTCCATCGTGTCTTCCACAACGAAGACTGTGCAGGATACAGGCAGGCGAGAGGTTGGGTCATCAATCCAATTTTGTACACGCCCAGTTCGGGCAATCAATTCTTTGGCGGGGGCAGACATTATTAAACGAGATCAGTAAGGTTAGGAGGTTGATAATTTGGTCCTTTCAAGACCTTCCCATCTTCGCGGTAGATAGGATTACCGTTGTCGTCCAGTTTGGACATGTTGCTTTGATGGACACGATCTAGAGCTTCATCTAGATTCCATCCAAGGTTAGCAGCATACTGGTAACACACGTAGACCAGATCAGCTAACTCTTTAAGACACTCAGCAGAGTTAATAGTCAGTCCCATGATAAGCTGTTGTTCAGCTTCAAGGAACTCCTTAAACTCTTCAACGATCAAACGCCTCTGCAAAGTCCGTGAAGCCGGCGTAGTACTGTTCTTCACCTGGAAACTTTTCCGGAATTCTTCGGCTTGTTGTTGATGGGTGGAGGATGTCATTTTCTAGTTCGTTTTGAAGATAGTGGATTGCCTTGCGGAGATCATCACGCTTACTGTCTTTATGTCCAGCACGGCAGATGTATTTGATTGCATTACCAAGGTGAAAGTTTAGTCCTTGGTCTCGGACAAAATCCCACACCTGAATGTTTCCCCGTCGGTAGTAATCAGGTCCGGACTGTGAGGTGGTGCTTATGTTCATATGTATGAATTTGATGACAATTGGCACAGAGAACTTCGCATTTAGCTAGTTCCTGCTCTAGTCGCTCCATGGATACTGAGGCTAACTGCCTAGCTATCTGGAACGATTTTGTTTGCGGATCAATGTGGTTTAGTTCGAGCGCAACAGGATGTGTATTGTAACCACAAATTTTACAGCCTCGTTGTAGTTTGTAATTATTTACATAATCACGTTTCCTTTTCAACTTCTCCGCATTGTATTCTTTTGTACACTCTGTACAATATGGACCTACTTTTCCAGTTGAATAAAGTCGTCTAGATCGTATTCCACATTTTGGGCAGTCGTTGGAGCTGGCCATTGTTTTACTAGGTTGGATACGTTGTTACCCAAGACAAAGCACTGCTTTTGTAGGGCTAGGAAGAGAGTAATGATAGCATCAACCTCCCCCTTTGAAGCTTTCAAAGCGTCTTCAATTTGACGCATCTTGAATTGCTGCTCAAGCGTTAACTCAACTACCGCTGGTGGCGGTCCATAGTTTGACGCATTGGTTGGTAAAGTCATAATCGGAATGCTGAAGGATCTTGGCGAGTCTTGCATTCTGGAGTGCAGCTGACTCATCAAGTCCTTTGGAAGCGAATGCTTCGACGACAGCATCCCACGTGTATCCGTTCTCTTCAAAGAAGGAGATTGCACGTTTGATTCCGAACCCAGGAACGCCGCTATACCCATCAGTTTGGTCGCCAGCCAGCGTTTGAATGAAGTGCCACCTTTTACCTTCTTCTTGGGTAATGGTGACGACACCATCAGATAAATCATAAAGTTCTCCAGGTATCTGTCGCATGTCTTTATCAGGTGAGCAGATGATATGTCCCTGCTCTTTGGTAGCGTAGATACCCATGGCATCATCCGCTTCTAGTGTAGGCATGACTACAACGTGGTAGTCTTCCTTGAGTTTATTGATGACCCTACGGTAGCCGCACGGCTTCTTTCGATTACGATGTCCTTTATACGTTGGGTCAATAGATTTACGAAAGTTGACACTATCAGAAAAGAACAGAATAGAGTCATCAAAACATCCAAGGTCAGTAGCGATCCCCATAAGTTCTCGCTCAACTGATTTGTAGGCTTCACTGAATCTACTGGTGACGAGGATGACATCATCACCCCAGTCGATGTCAACTTCGGCGCCTGCACAGGCTTTGTATACGATGAAATCTGCGTCAATTAATAGACTCACTTACCTTGTCCCCGCTTGAGCTTGCGCCCATGCGAAGGAAGACTACGAGTGCCATTACCTTGACGGGTGTGTTTGTACTTGGCACGAGATTGAAACTCAACCCGTCCAAGCGATGTTTTAGATTTGACTGCCATTATATTGTGGTGGATTAATTAGTGAAGGTGACTACTGGGCTTCAAGCTCGTCGGCAATGGCGAGGAGTTCGTCAGCGTCGCAGGTCCATACATCATTAGAAAAACAGTCTGGTCCTTGATACTGCTGAGTGTGAGCTACAGCAGCACGAAGAACAGCAGCAATCGTCAACTCATCTTCTATCGGAGCCATCTGGTAGGCATCTAAGACTTGTTGCGCAGCGGGTGAAAGTTCAGACATAGAAATAGTAATGGTTACTCGGCTTCTGGCTCGTAAGGCTGCGGCACTACGGCGTGCATAGCGTCAAGCAGCTCCTTCTCGTGTTGCTGGTAGCCCCACTCGGCAGCACATCTGAGCAGATACCACTCATCATGTTCTAGGTCTAAAGGACCCAAGTCGCCGCCGTAATACTCCAGCAGCCACTGCCGTACCAGCTCGGGCGGTGGGGTGATGGGGTGTTGTTGTGTCATGGGTGGTTAGTGTACTTCACTCCAGTTTTTACCGACTTGTGCTTCGGCTTCGATTTTGATTCTAAGGTTGTAGTACTGTCCAGCTTCCTCAGCTGAGCGTACCATGGATGTTCGTAGTTGATCCACGTGTCCAGGATCACACTCGAATTGGATTTCGTCATGAACAAATGCTAGCTGCGAACAGCATAGCTCTTTAGTATAATTGTGGTTGATAAGCATCCACCGTTTAGCTAGTACACCGGCAGATCCTTGGAGGAGGTAATTGAGGGCCTTGTGGCTACCATCAACAGAGCAGCGGCGACCGTCACACAAATTGATGTAACCAGATTCCGCCTTGGACTTAACCGCAGAAACCAGGTTCTCAAGTCCAGGAACTGCATCCATATAAGCCTGACGTATCTCTTTACCTTTTGTCTTTGCTTCTTTTTCAGTGAGTTGCGGATCATAACTTCTTCCCAACTTGGCATCGCCAGCTCCGTATAAAAAGGCATACGTTACAGTCTTGACTTGCTTACGTGAGATACCTATTTTGTCAGCATTCTCTTGGTGTATGTCACCATTGAGGAGGACATCGGCATAACGACCTTCGTCATACCTAGCCAGATAATGAGCCAACATCCGAAGTTCAATACCAGCAAGATCGGCACCAACCATAAGTTGACCTGGTGTTGCTGTGAATAGTGCTCTGAATTGTGAGTCACTCGGAACTTGGGCAAGGTTTGGATTACGGTGTGCGCATCGAAAAGTGTTTGTGGCGACTGAACAGTGGTGATGGATTCGGTTGTTACGAACTAACTTTAACCAAGCATTCTTGCCTTCAGACAACATGCCAAGCTGTTTAGTCAGTTCAAAACATCGTAGGAACTGTAGAGATTCTTCTGTACCTATATCTTTAAGGACAGTTTCATCGATGGTAGTCTTACCAGCGGCTGTCTTCTTATCAGGTACCCAACCGTGTAGTGTCTCCATTACCCATGCAATGTGATCACGGCTGGTAGGGCTGAACTCTTTCAGTCTAGTGAGAGTAGCTCCTGCGACATAACCTTGGGTTTTGTTAGGTCGTTTAGGAGTAAACTCCGGTCCTGCGACGTAAGGGTACCGCTTCCGTAGTAGCTGATTAAGGCTATCCAGCTCGGTGTAGAGAGTTTGTGCAAGTTGCCATGCAGCAGGCTCATCAAAGTACCATCCATGTATCTCCTGTTTGGTTAATATTTGTGCTACCTCATGCTCTAGCGTGAGCCAGTCAGGTAGGGGCGGAAATGGTTGCATAATTTTTTAGTCACAATAACATCTTGGATGCAGTACTCTTGCATCTCTTGTGACCAGTCACTCCAATCAGTTGTCTTACCAAAGGTTCCTTTGTATTCTCCTAAACGATAACCATAGGCTTCAAGGCTATGACGACCATACATCTGTAACGGCATACCCTTCCAGGTACGCTTCGTGTCAATGTCCTTCAGGTCCGCGTGTAAGGTCCTAGAAAGCACCAGTGTATCAACAATGGTACCTTTAGGTTCAAACCACGGGTAAACCTTCTTGATGGCCGGTATATCGTAGCCTATGATGTTGTGTCCAACGATGGTGTCAGCTTCTTCAAGCCTTGAGATACCACGAACGATAGGTTCTTTATCACCTTGATCGTTGTAGCAAATGGTTTGATCAGCCTCCACGTCATAGATGACCAGACAGTGAATGTGGGTAAGTTCATACAACAAACCGTTTGTTTCAATATCAAAGATAAGCGTCATTCCAATGCCTGATTACTCCAGCAACAATGAATAAGTTAGTGATGAAGATGAATAGTTCAAGAAGGTTTAGTCTTTGTGCTAGCTTCTTTCCAGACATACGTTTTGTCAACGAACTGTGCCTTTTCAACTGCTTCAGGCGTCGGAGGATTAGGCCGCTTCAGATACACGGCGGGGTCGTCCACAGGCATGATGTAAAGTGGGTAACCATCGTCTGCATAAGTACGGAAGTAATATTCACCAGTAGTGAGTTCTCGGACTTCCTCAAAAGTCCGTGCTTGGATCGAAATCCGGTTCTGCTTGAGTTTCATTGAATTTACAGGTGGATAGATCATAACTTAGATTGCACGCGATGCCAACTTCGCCCGAATAGCGATTTTTAAGGACTCGCACTGTTGTATTACTTCCTCCAGCTGTGGCCTGTTGATCTCTTTCGAGTGCAATAACTCCGTCAGAGAGTTGCGCAATTGCCGCACTTCCGCGCAGCTGTCCAAGTGTAACACGAGCCCCTTCTTCATGGTTCTGGTCGCTAGATGTACGGCGTAGGTGAGAGACAAGGAACATGGCGACACCAGTACGTTCAACAAGGGAACGTAGCTTTGTCATGGTGGTGTCAATCATCCGACGTTCATCGCCATCAAGACCACTGAGAAGGATGGAGAGGTGGTCTAAGAAAATAACTTTAGCATCAAGTCCTGTTGCCAGATACTCAATGCGGTTGTAGATCAAGTCGGGATCGAATGAACCGAACCCATCAAAGAGGAAGAGATTCCAGTCAGCAAGAGTTTGCTCATAGGCGTTGACAAGAGTCTCTCGATCGTGTTCACCAAGGTGTAGGGATTTACCTACAGCAGCAGACATTAGTCCCAAGGCAGTTCTACGATTGGACTCCTCAAGTGCCAAGTAACCAACCCGCTCTCCTTTGTTGAGAAGGTGAGTACATAGCTCACGGCAGAATGAGGATTTTCCGATCCCAGAACCTGCAGTAATCGTGATAAGCTCTCCGTACCTGATCCCGTGTAGTTTCTGTTGTAAACCTGAGAACGGGTAGTCATGATCAGCAGGTGGTGATGGTGTAGTGACTAGATCTAGGAGTGACTTACCATCGACGATCCCATCTGGACGGTAAGGTTTCGCATTCCATATAGCTTCACGAATCGCTTGAGAGTCATTGGCAATGAGGGCGTCAGACGCATCTTTGTAATCACCTTGGAGTGATGCAATC